TGGTTACGAGTACGGCTGTGATGTGACCTCTATGGTCGGCAACACCGGAACTGCAATGGGCGATTCAGTTGGCTACGAGGTAACTCTCTCAGCCATTGAAAGCGAAGCACCTTATAAAGTCCAAGCGTCAGTTGCCACTTCATTGGGCATTTGATTTCTGGTTTTCATAGTGTTTAGATGGGGAGGCTTCGGCCTCCCTTTCTTTTTGCCAATTTTTTGATTCTGCTATTTGTAAGTGATGTTGCAGATTGACAAGGCTGAGACGAAGGACTGGATTTTGACCCTGACCGAGAAGGTGACCATCTCTCCGGCTTATTTCCTTTTTTCTTTTACTCACCGCCTAACCAACACGATCACAAACAAGATTCTGACCGATTCAAGTTCTTACACCGAGCGATATAACAAATTCTCTGTAACTGAGGGGACAACTTTCACCTTGGATGCTGGAGAATATCTCTACAAAGTTTATGCTCAGACCTCTCCTTCAAACACCGATCCAGCGTTGGCGAATGAATTGGTTGAGGAAGGGCTTCTGAAAGTCAATATCGTTTACTCTAACCCGGAGGAATACACTCCCACCCTAACTGAAAAAATCTACGAAATATGAGTTCTGCTACTGAATTTATGGCTGGTTTCACCGGCTCAAAAGTCCTTTCTGGCACATCTGCTAACACCGGTAAATTCCGAGGTTTCATTGTCAATGACGATGCCGTTGTATCTGCTATCCTTGACGAGAATGGTTCTTCTATCTTGGCCTCTTTGGGCTTGAGTGGAGTAACCTTGCGCTCTGGTGCTTTTATCTCTGTTAGCGAAGACAAGACAATCACGAGCATCACCTTGACCTCTGGAAGCGTTATCGCCTACACGGTATGATAAGAATCGGTGTTCGTCCTGAGATGAAAGGAGGCTTGGCCTTCTCTCTCTTTTATACTTATCGTGACCGCATTGTCGCTGATGGTGGCTATGTGGAAGCGTTCAGTTGTGCCATTTATAGAATGAATAGTTTATGAGTTTACTTGAACAAGCATCTCTGGTGATGATTCCCTCCGGTTACAAGGAGGATGTTGTATACTGCCCGAAACCCACAGACGGAAGCGGAGACCTTACCTTCACCCGTGCGAGTGACGGCACCCGTGTAAATTCTGCGGGGTTGGTTGAAAATGTGCCTTGGAATTTGTTGCAGCAGAGTAATACATTCAACACGACTTGGGTTTTATCAAATGCAACTGTAACAAGTGGGCAAACTGGTTACGATGGTACCAACAATGCGTGGCTTTTGGCATCAACGACAGATGGTGGGCGAATTGTTCAATCATTAAATGCACAAGGGTTGCAAACATATAGCGTCTTTGCTAAAGCGGGTACATTTAATTGGGTTCGTTTTCTCATAACCGCATCAACTGGCAACCAAGATAGATGGTTTGATTTGTCCAACGGAACACAAGGCGGAACAACTTACAACCCTTTAGATTCAACGATTACAAGCGTTGGAAATGGATGGTACAGAATTACATTAACCTACAATGAGAGTTTAACGGGTTGTAGAATTTATCCCGCAAACGCTAATCTTCAGACAATTGGTGTGGGTAATATTCTAATCCAAGACGCACAAATCAACACTGGAACACTAAAACCATACTTCCCCACCACTAACCGCCAAAATGTTCCCCGTTTGACTTATGAGGGAGGGTGTCCGAGTTTGTTGTTGGAGCCGCAGAGGACGAATTTGGCTTTGTATTCAGAGCAGTTTGATACTTGGTCTAACCTAAACGCAACTATTACGGCAAATTATGGCATTTCGCCCGATGGTACACAAAATGCGGACAGATACCAACGAACGGCAGGAACTCGTGGCGTTGTTTATAGGTCTATTGGTGTTTCAAGTGGTACAACTTATACCATTTCTTTGTATGCCAAATCTTTGAGCGGAACACAAAAAATTCGCATAGGCGCAGACAATGGTTGTCCAACTCCACAAGGGGCTGAAACCTTTAGCGTAGGCGAAACTTGGACACGCATTGAAACGCAAATTGCAAGCACCCAAACCGGTTGGAATGTATTTTTTGACAATGTAGAAAGCGGCACAGCGTGTACGGGTACTTATTTGGGTGCTGACTTTTTGGTCTGGGGATTCCAAGTTGAAGCAGGTTCATACGCAACCTCCTATATCCCCACAACTTCGGCTGCGGTTACAAGGGTAGCGGATGCGGCCTATAAGACGGGCATTAGTTCGTTGATTGGGCAGACGGAGGGGGTTATGTTTGTTGACTACAATTTTACCAATACTTCTAACAATTTGGACTCTACACCTATTCGGATTCTTGGCAGTGGTTCTGCTTCTGTCTATCTTGAAATGAATACAAACGAAACGCTTGAAGTTGTAGTGTTTAATTCTGTTGGAACATTGGTATTTAATTCAACAAGTGCAACCCAATCAGTGGGGCGTATTAAAGTAGCGGTTGCTTATAAGGATAGTGATTTTGCTTATTACATTAATGGAAGCCAAGTAGGGGTACAAGCCTCTGGGGCGTTTGCTTCTGCTTCGTTTGATACTCTAAACTTAGGAATGTATTCTTCTGGGGTTCAAATCCTTGCGGATAGCATCAACCAAGCCGCCATATTCAAAACCCGCCTAACCAACACCGAACTGGCCGCCCTAACTACTCTCTAAAATGACAACTTTTCGCAAATACGAGTTTACACCCGCACAATGGGACACGCTCAAAAAGAAAATACAAGAAACCACGACAACCCCAAGCGGAGAAAGCGTAACAACTTGGAAAGGCTGCGCAGTCCACGAAATAGGTTTTATTTGCCTTGAATGGGGCAAGGATGCCGAAAATATGCCCGTTTGTCTTAATCAGTCCGATAAATGGGCGGTGGATATTCTTTGGTATGTTGAACCTTTGGCCGACTTTACCGCTTACGAGGTATGGCCGAAGCCTTGCGGGGTGCATATTTTTGCAGGTTGCGAGAGCGAATATTTAAAAGGGTATTGTGCCAAGTTTCCCGATAGTGAGTATTGTAAACTGCCCGACATAAATGGCGAAGGTTAAGCAAACCGCTTCGGCTTGGAAACCTAAGCCCAAGAAAAACAACAAAGGCGTACATTCAAAGAACAACAAACCAGCGAAAAAATACAGAGGGCAAGGACGATGAAACTTCCAGTATCTTTCACCGAGTTTTCAAAAGACCCATCAAAGGCAGTCACTTATTTGATGCTTTTTGCGGTTGTTTTTCTTTACCTCCGAATGGAGAACCAAGACAAGCAACTGAACACCGGTTGTGAGGATAGGCTGACAAGGTGTGAATCTAAGTTAGACCAAATGGCAAAGATGCTCAAGACCCAAGATTCCCTCTCTGCCTCCCTTCGCTCTGAACTCAACACCTACAAAAAAATAGGAGTCATCAAATGAAATACTTTCTCTTAGCCTCTTTATTGGCTATCACCGCAACACCTCGTTTGGAGAACTCTGACCCCTACAAAAAATATGACTTGGTGATTGATCACGCTCAACAAACCATTGAAATCACCAGAGCCTCCATAGACGAAGCAAAACAGATGACTGAGGAGAAAGTACAGCAAGTGCAAGAAAGTGTCTTAAAAGCCGAGGAAATGGCTAAAAAGGTGGAATTGCTTGAGATGGTGTGTGAGGTTTACTCCGTACCCGTCCCAGAATCAATGGAAGAACTGGAGGCAGACCAACGAGCCGACTCAATCCGGGTATCAAATATGCAAAATCTAAACAAGCGATGAAATTACTTGAAATGTTCAAAGGCCAAGCAGGGGAGATTTCCTCCAAGCGAGTGGTCGGTATAGTTGGTGCAGTGGTTCTCTTTGGGACTATGATTGCCAACTCTTTCTCTCCTCTTGACATTGCTCCTTCTGGTGAACTTGTATCGGCTGTGGAATGGGTGACCATCCTTTGTCTGGGCTTCACTTCAGTGGAGAAATTTTCCAAAAAGGACTAAACGCTAATTGTAGGTGATGGAAGGCCATTTTCAAAGAGTTAGTTTCGTGGAATCTGCTCTCCCTAAATTCAAGGAGAACAAGAGCAAAGGCTTCGTCACCTTTGGGGAAAATAACAAGTACCCATTTGAGTTGATTGACCTTTTCAACAAATCCCCAAAACACTCTGCAATCGTAACCCAAAAAGCAGCGTATCTGTCAGGGGACAAAACCGAAATCATCGGAGCAAATACCGAGGACATTGCCAGAGCGCAGGACTATCTCAACTCTATAAACGCCTACGAGGATTTTGAATCCCTCAAGACCAAGATTGCTCAAGATTGTGAGTTATTCAACGGCTTCGCTTTGGAGATCATCTGGAACAAGGCAAAGACCTCAATTGCTGAGATTTATCACCTGCCTTTCCAGAATGTTCGTAAAGGCTTGGAAATGGATTTTGTCTATTCTGACAACTGGGATTCTCACAGACCTGAGTTGACCTACTACCCCAAGTGGAATCCAACCACTCGTGAGAACAAGCAACTCTATTACTTTAAGTTTTACCGAGCAGGTCAAGACATCTATCCTTTGCCTGACTACATCGGTGCTTTGAAGTACATTGAGATTGACACCGAGATTGCCAACTTCCATTTGAACTCCATCAAATCCGGTTTTTCTGCTCAGACCTTGATACAACTCTTTAAGGGCATACCAACCCCAGAGGAGGCTCGTAAGACCGCAAAGCGATTCAAAGACAACTTCCAAGGCACAGACAACGCTGGGTCTGTAATAATCCAATACAACGAACCAAACGAGAACCCATCGGTCATCAACAACCTTGCTCCGTCAGATTTTGATAAGTTGTTTGTTGAGTTAAACCGCCAAGTCCAAGAGGAGATTTTTGTCGGCCACAAGGTAACCTCTCCGATGTTGTTCGGAGTAAAGACCGAAGGTCAATTGGGTGGAAGAAGCGAACTGGTTGAGGCTTATGAGACCTTTCAGAGTTCCTATGTAGAGCCTCGTCAAAAGCAACTTGATTCTTGCCTTTCGCATATCTTCAAATACATCAGCCCAGTCAAACTTGAGACAAAGAACAACCCTCCGATTGGCTTGGACTATGTTTACCTTTTTGAGAAGGGCATCATCTCTAAAGAAGAAGCCCGTCAGGAATTGGGAATGTCTGTTGACCCTTTGCAGTTCTCCTCTCAAAACCCTTTCGGATGGGATGATGACAAGGATTTGCAGGTGTTTGAAATGTTCGGTGAGACCTCAGACAAGTTTGAAGCAATGCCAATGAATTTTGCCAATGCTCTTGAGTTGATGATTCTCCAACTTATCAGATCAAACCCAGGTACGGTACTTGCTGACTTGGTTGCTCAAATTAAGGCTGACCCTGCCGCTATTGCAGAGGCTGTGACCTCTCTACAAGACCAAGGCTATTTGAATCCCTTAGAAGGCGGCTATGAGGTCAATACAGACGGATTGAATGAACTTGAGAGAAACAACATCTCTGAGGCTTTGGAGATTCGCTATGAATACACAAAAGCACCCGGTGTAAGTGGTTCAGAGGTGATTCCTACCTCTCGTGATTTTTGTCGTAGAATGGTTGCTTTGAATCGTTATTACACAAGAGAAGACATTGACCAGATTAGTTTGATTTTGGCTGCTGAATATGGTGAACCCGGATATTCTGCTTGGAGGCGCAGAGGCGGTTGGATGACGATCAAGAACTCATCTCCTGCCGTTCACCTTCCTTACTGCCGTCACATTTGGGCTTCCCGATTAGTTAGAAGAAAATGAGCAACTTTGTCTATTTCATATCAACCTCGTATCTCAAGGACAACACCCCTCTAAACGAGAACCTTGACGATAAAATCTTGAAGGCTTCCATCAAGGAGGCACAAGAGATTTACATCCGTGACATCGTTGGCTCTGGCATTTACAACGAGTTGCAGACCCAAGCCTACGGAGGCACTCTGACGGCTGACAACACGACCCTTCTTGACTCTTATATCGCTCCTTGTTTGAAGTATTACACCTTGGTGGAGTCAATGCTTCCCTTGACCTTCAAGTTTATGAACAAGAGCGTTGCTTCTCGCAATTCTGAGAATGCTACTCCAGCCACTCCCTCTGATCTTACCCACATTGAGCAGAGATACCGAGACAAGGCTGAATACTACGGAGAGCGTTTGCGTGATTACCTTCGCACCTATCCGAACAAATATCCCCTTTATCTTAACCCCGGTTCTGACTTTGATACCATCCGTCCCAAGTCAACTGCTTTCTTTGGCGGTATGTACTTGCCCGGTGACGATGACTGCTACTTCAACTATGACTTCCCCAAAGAATAAATGGAGGCTAAAGAACGAAATCAAACTGAAAGCCTATGACCTTAAACCAGATAATCGCCAAGATAAAAGCGGCAGCCGAGAGCCACAAGATGGTCGGCAAGTTCGCAGTAGGGGCTGAGTTTGACTTTGCCGTTGACGAGGTTAAGTATTACCCTTTGGTGTGGTTAGTCCCGAATGGCTTCCAATTTAACCAAGAAGGGAAACTCATCTCCTATCAGTTCGCAATGATGGTGATGGATAGGCAGTTTGAGTCATCCTCAAACACCATAGAAGTCCTCTCAGATACCGCAGGGGTGTTGATTGACATTATCACCTTACTTGTCAGAAATAATCGCTTAGATGAAGAATTTCAAATTGTCGTCAATGCTACGGCTGACCCCTTCTATGACTCTTCTACTGATGTGGTTGCTGGTCACGCTATT